GGCAAGGTGTTCCCTCTCTTTCATCTTGTCCGGCAACCCACGCTAACTCTCTCGGCGTGGGTTTGCCATTTAGGTTGACTTTAGTCTAAGTTGACCCTATGACAAGACAACTTGAAAGAAAATACATTGAGCTACAACACGCCATTACTGAGAATGGGGGTGTGCAATGTAGCCAGTTGCCTGAGTGCTTTTTCCCAGAGGATGAGCCTGATCTATACCTGCGTAAAAAGTTAGTTGCAGTAGCAAAAGAAGTCTGTAATGACTGCCCTGTCAGGCTAAGGTGCTTTGACTATGCCCTATCAGCCCACATGGTTGGTATCTGGGGTGGTACAACTACCGAGGAAAGGCAGAAGCTTAGGAGCTCTTAGGGCCAGACTTGTCAGAGATCTTGCCAAAGGTTTTGTTGATTTCCTCTGGGTCAATCTCGCCGTCTGCTAGGTAAGCCCTGGACAGTTCCTGGGCCACATCTATAATTCCTGCAAAGGCAGCCATAGCAACAGCCTGAAATACCTCAAGCCCGATTACAGCACCACCGACAAAAATACCGGTGACCTTCAAAACAATAACCGCTAGGGTTCTGCGAGCGATGTCTAACCACATAGGTCAGTCCTTTCGTAGGGGGTAAGTTGCAGCCCAAATAACAATGGTGATGAGAATTGCCCAGCCAGCAAAGTCTTTAGCCGAGCCTTCGAGTACGACCCAGGCGATGCCTAAGCCCAAAACAGTCCAAGCTTGGTCAAGCTGGTCTTTGATAAACTTCAAGGTTTCCTACCTGCTAATGCCACTTGAGTCACGATCACCGAAGCAACCACAACCTGCTGGGCCTGTTCTCTGACTTCCGGTGTCATGTCCGAGCCGATTGAGCGTAGGTTATTTACAAGTTTACCCACTGCCTCTAACGCTAGTTCGATGCTTATTGTTTCCTCTGGCAAAGTTGGCTCAGGTGTAGGTTCACTCGGAATTGTCGGCTCTGTGGGGCTCGTAGGGGGCTCAGTAGCCTCTGGGGTAGGTGTTATGATCTCTGGGGGGTTTGTCGGCTCTACAGGCTTTACAGGGCGTTCTGGAGTAGGTTCTGGTTCAGGGGTCGGTGTAGGGGTTGGTTCTGGGGCTATGGGAGCCACAGGCTCAACAGGTATAGGCTCAGGGTCAGGTCGGACAACTTCCTCAGTCCTAACAACATCCTCGGTTCTTTCGACATCTCTGCTCACATCCTCGGTGCGTTCAACCTGCTCAGTTTCCGGTGCAGGGCTTGGGCTGATCTCAGGGCTAGGCGTAGGGTCAATAGGGGCAGGAGCACTATAACCAGGATGGTAAAGCAGAGCAGGGTCCAGCTCGCTGCCGTCACTAGATACAACGCTAACAAAAGTGGTGAACTGACCAGCAAAGCCACCCTCGCAATAGTGCTGGGGAATGTTGCCTTTATCCAGGAAGTAGTTGTTTTCATTTTCCCATCCGACCTGTCTAGTAATTGTATTGCCAGTTGAGTCTTGGCAGGTGATTGAGGCCCAAGCTTGGGCACCGTAGGCAGGGCTAGGCTGCCAAATCATAAAGAATAAAAAAAAGCCCACAAGCATGACTCGTAGGCTTTTAGTTTTGGCTAAGTTATTTAGCACTCTTGGGCTTCACCACTGGGGGCTTAGGTGCCACAGGCTTAGGCTCTGGCTCATGAACTGGAGCAGGAGCTACTTCACCTGTGTCTGGGGTAGGTAGTCCAACCTCTGCGTCAAGTTCCCACTTAGTAATAGTGGCTTTGACAAACTTTAGAGGGTCAACATAGCCCTTACCGTCTGAGGTCCACTTTAGGAACTTGCCCTTGCAGATTTCAAAGTGAAGGTGTCTGCCAGCCGATGCACCAGTGTTGCCCATGATGCCTAGTCGAGTGCCAGCCTTGACCTTTTCGCCCTTGACAACAGTTAGTGAGTTCTCAACCATGTGTGCGTAGCGTGTGGTGTACCACTCGCCATTTATCTTTGAGCGAATGTCAACATACCAGCCAACACCGCCAAGAGAGCCGTCAGGGTTTTTTAGCTTTGAGGTGCCAGCAGCAACGACAGTGCCATCATGCCAGGCTTCGTTCCAAATCTTTGCTTTTGGTCCCCAGAGATCTACTCCATTGTGGTGTTTCTTATACTTCTCAATGGGGTGGATTCTCCAACCAAAAGGGCTAGTGACCTTCCAGTCTTTGCCAAACTTGCCATCAAGTGGCATCTGTGGTTTTGATTTCATTAGTTTACAACTCCAATAATTAGGCCAATAAGTGCGACAACTGAGGCAGTCAGTCCGGTGTAAGCAATCTTTTCAATCCAAGCCAGGCGAGCAAGTGTCAGCTCTACCTCTCTCAAGCGAGCAGGAACCTCGTCTAAGTGGTCCAGCTTCTCAAGTATCTTGACAAGGGTTTCCCCATGCTCAAGTTGCTTGGCGTAAATTGCTTGCTGGGTTATGCGAACCCCAGTTGTTTCCTCAGCCATTATGCGATGATAGCAGCGATTTCGTCAGCCGTTAGACCTAAAGCAGCAAGCTTGGCATTGGCAGAGGCTTTAGCTGCTTCTTTTGCTTCCTCGGCAGCTAGGCGTTCTGCTTCTCTAGCTTCAAATGCTAGGCGGTCAGTTTCGCGCTGTGCTAGTTCTTCTGCTGTTAGGGGAACGATTGTGGACTCTCCAGTAGAGCAGTCTACGATTACTTTAGTTGGGGTTTCTGTCATTTTTCTTTTCTTTCTTGTTAGCTAACGACTACTATTCCGTCTGTGCCTTTAGTGATTTTGTAGAGAGAGATAGTGGTTCCGACTTCAAAGTTTCGATTCTTGTTTAGGTTGGCATCTCCAGCACTTAGTAAAACACTTGTAATCGCTGTGTTGCTGGCGTAAAGAGCAGCACCAATAAGTTGCTGACTAGAAGTGGCATTATTCTCCGTCACGCTGTCAATGCTAAACGACTTGTTAGTTGTCGTAGAAGCGTAGTTTGGAAAATAAATTGAGATGTTGGCGAAAGTGTTGCTTGTAAAGTCAGCGTTTGGTATTTCAGCGTATGGAGAAATTGCGTCAGTCTGAGAGAATACCCCAGACCCCGTTCCTCTCAACATTCTAAAACTAGCGTTAGCACTATTTGGGTTTGTGATTAAGTATGAGGTTCCCGAAGAAGTTGCTCGACAGCTAGCCAAGATGTAGAGGTCTGTCCCATCCTGCGGAATAGAGGTGAACTCGATTGAGGCAGCAGCAGTACCCAGTGTCTTTGTTTCTATAAGTTGCATAGTCAATTCTAAGCACGCTCCTTTAGGCGAATCATTGAAGCCTTGTTTGATTCTTTCCTGCAACTTAGGCAGTAAGCCCTGCCGTTAGGTCGGTGGGCTAAGTTCTCCGATACAGCGTGTCCGTTTACACAAGACTCTCGGTTAGCCATTACTCGCTGACCTGCTTGGACATTTTCCAAGTGTGATACTGCTCGAAGGTGAGCAGGGTTTACACAAGCTCGGTGCTGACAATCTGTTCCACCTGAGCAAGTTGTGTCCTCGTTGTGGCAGGTGTGGTCAATCACAAGACCTTTAGGAACTGGGCCGTTTAGGATTTGCCAAGCGACTCGGTGCATACCTTGGTAGCGACCTTCAAATCTCATCATCACATAACCAGCTAGGTCGGTCTTGCGGTTTGGAATAATGCAGTCTGTCATTGTCATTGTCTAGCTCGCTATTCCGTATAGGGCAAAAGTGGAACCAGCGTTGAAATCATAAATACCAGATTGCGATTCACTATTTCTGAAAGTAATACTTGTAATAGCAGAAGTAGAAGCCCACCGACCAGCTAAGGCAGCGACCACAATAGCCGAGTTGTCGCTTCTTGATAATGTCGTTTTGTGTTTGTCTGTTGCCGAATAATCCATAATTTGAACTCTAATTTGCGTAATCCCTGTTCCCGGGTATCCAACATTTAGGCCAGTTAAATTAGCGGTGGCAGTAGAGGTTCCGCTACCAGAACCAACTCCATACATTACAACCTCGTTGTAATTTGACCCAGTATCGCCATTGAAGCGTATTCCTGTAGTAGCACCAGTTTCGACTGTTCCATTGTAAACAAGCACTAAATCACGATAAGTTGCTGGAATTGAGGTAAAGGTGACAGTTGCGGCTGTTGAGCCTAGTGTGATGTTTGCTAAAGCTGTGTAAGTAGTAGTAGGCAATTTATTTTCTCATTTCTTTCGGCAACTTAGCCCTTGATTCCGTAGAGCGAGAAGCGTGAACCAGAAACAAAGCTTCCAAATTGGTCAAGAACTGTAATTGAAGTCACGCTATTAGTTGAGGCCACACTACCGCTCATAAGTTGAATTCTGTCTAGGTTTGTTGCACCAGTAAGCGACCTGAAAGTTTTATTTTTAGTCGTTGAATAAGCGTCAAGGATGTCTACCACTGTTGCCCCAAAGTTATTTGCCGTAGAGTTTGCGGCAGTTGGGCTTCCTAGCCTCATAGAGCTTTGAGAAGTCAAAGCTTCAAATTGAACTGCGGAGCCAGTGCCTTTTAGTGCGTGCCAGAAATACCCAGAGGTAATGCCGTTGAACTGAACGCCTAATGGTGAATCTAGGTCGGCTCTAGTGCTTCTAGCCGTCACCCTAATTTGTAAGTGCTTATAAGTAGATGAGTAAGTGCCTAAGCTGCTGAAAACAACAGAAGCCTGAGAGCTACCTAAAATCTGCGTTTCAATAAGCTCATAAGTCCCAGCAACTACACCTGCCCCTGCTGCTGAAAAAATACCTAACGCCGAAAGGGTCATTTAGACCGCCGTAGCATTACCGATAATGCGGTAAGAGTTTGTCCCTACACATACAACAGAAACTGCGTCATAACGCTGACCAATTCTGTAAGCGGTTCCTGCGGTTCCTCGACCTGCTAGAGATACTGCTGTGCCATCTCTAGTGATCGTGACTGTGCCAGCACCATCCTGCAAGATGTCAACACGCTCGCCAGCCTGGAAAGCTGTGGCTGTGCCGATAGTGACTGTGACTGCTGAACCTGCGTCAAACTCTAGAATCTTGTAGCGGTCTGAGGTAGCAACTGTGTAGGTAGTGGCAGTTGACATAGTAAGCGTGACCTCGTTAGAGAGGTACAGGTTTACATCGGCAGCCGCTAGGACTTCTCCGGCGGTAAAGGTTTTTCTTGGCATTGGTTTCCTTTTGGTCTTGTTTTAGTTTACTACTCGTAGGCTAGGCGGTCATTGTCGAGCTCGCCAAGCACAGGGTCGTTGAGGATAAAGATGGCAAAGTCAAGGCGTTCAAGGGCAAAGCTAATGTTCTTGCTGGCAGGGTTCCAGTCATGGTTGATACCAATAATCCGGCAATACTGCTCGATGGCTGGTGGGATGTCAGAAGGCTCAAAGCGAACCTGCACAATGTCCCCAATCTCAAGATCAAGCACCTTGTCCTGGTTGACAGTTGTAAGGGTATCTAGGACCACAGTGACTGTTTCAAATCGGTATTGAGGCTCTTTATACCTGGCAAGCAAAAAGTCTGCAAGGAACTGTAGCTGGGCTGGCTCTTGAATTAGCAAGCCAGAAGCATCGTAGACCCTAGGGCCATAAAGGGCTTGTGAGTCTGCATCCTCGGCAAAGGCTTGATCAGGGATAAGGTCAGCATTGGCAAGGCTAATTCTGTTGTAAAGGTTCTCAGAGCCGTAGACAATGTTGACATCGGCAAACTGGATGCCTGTGTAAGCCCCTGCAACAATCTCATCGCTAAAAACAATGTCCGGTGTGTTGGGTACAGCGTTTCTTTCCCTGTAGGTAATCTTGCCGTCTTTGGCTAGGAACAGGGTGCCGAACTCAGAGTTGGCAACTAGCTGTAAGTATTCAAGTGTGCCTGTGCCCTCAGCCACATCAGCGTCAAGCATCGTAGAGTTTCCTGCGTCAATGTCACGCTCGGCAGCTGGCCAGTCAACTTCTGGTCTGTCTAGGACAGCGTTTATGCGAGCACCTGAAAGCTGTGAGTCAGGAGTGAATTCCTCAAGTCCTGAGTTAGTCAAAACAGACAAAGCATCAGAGGCAGAAATCGCAACTACCGACTGCTTGCCTGGCTCATACTGGATGTCAAAATCGTCAATAAAGCCAACAAAGACTGGGTAATCATTGCTAGAGATGATGACAGTTCGGCGAGGCACAAGCTGGCCGTAATAAGGTCCGTCAACATAAAGAGGGTCAAAGCGTCTGTCTGAGTTGTCCACAGTAATGGAAACTACTCCAGCGTCAATGCGATCTAGGGCGTTGTTTTTGCCTCGGTTGACTGAGCAAGTGACAAGCCTGTCCGTAATGTCAAACAGTCGCTCGCCACCGAGCGTAAATTCCGTATTGTCAAGCACACCTCTAGTTGCGTTATCTAGGACAAAGGCAAAAGGGTCACGCTGTCCGAGGTCAAGACCTAGCTCTAGCTTGACTTCTGGAGCTGCCACTATGCACCCTGCCAGACAGCACCAGAGGTACGCTCATAGGCCTTGATAGCGTCAACGATTGCTTTACCGATAGTCGAGCCAGAGCCAACACCGCCATTGACCTCGATGTTGTAAATGCTCTGTTGTCCTTGTGCGTTGAAAAGGCTCTCAGTGCCTGTTTGGGCTATCTGGCTTGATAGTGAACCAAACTCAGCGTAGCCAGCGTTGATGGCTGATAGTCCACCCTGACCACCCATGACCAGGCTCTCAGCTAGTCGAGCACCTGCCATTGGACCTGCTGTAATAATCTGTTGCAAGAGGGTCGGGTTCAATCCCATACTTGCTAGGTCTTTTACATTGGTTGCAAATGAGCGTAGGCGAGTCAGTAGCTTTTCCATGTTGCGAGTAATGGCGTTAGTAGATCCACCGAGCTGGGTCAAATCAAAGGCACCTAGTATTGCGTTCTTGATTCCTGCAAAAGTGTTTTTTACTGAATCAGCAAATGACTGGAAAACACGCTCACGCTCTGCAAGGGCATCTGCTTCACGCTGAGCAGCAGCCTCTTGTGCGGCAGCAGCCTCGGCAGCAGCTTGAGCGGCTTGAGCAGCAGCCTCAGCGGCAGCGGCAGAAGCGGCGGCGGCGTTTTGAGCTAGTTCTCTTTGACCTGCTTTTGTCTTGTTAAAGGTTTTTTGTAGCCCAGCAGCAACAGCAGCCCCACCCTTTTTGATGTCCTTGAGTACCTTAGTTGCAGTCTTGCCACCCTTGCCAACAATCTTGCCAGCCAAGCCTTCGCTAAGTCCTGCACCAATTAGCTTGGTTTCTTTACTTGCGAGTCGAGCCTCTTGCTTTAGCGTTGCCTCAATGCTCTGAGTCCCAGTTCCACCAGCACCCTTGCCCCCAGCTCCACCGCCACCGACACCAAGTCCAGTGCCACCGATACCTTGGAATCTCTTTTGTGCGTTGGCAGCTAGGGTCTTAGCTCCGTTGTCAATCTTTGCGTAGAGGCTGTCAACAAAGCTGTTGTACCTGGTAAAGAAACTTGCTACTTGATTACCGGCACCTGCAAAGTCACCGCTAAACAACAAGCCCAGAGTCTTACCAGCATCGCCGGCAATCCAGGTTAGCTCTGAGAGGCCAATCATGACTGTTTCAATCAGATCAAGCAGACCTGTAAAAAGTCCCCCAGCATCTATGGAGCCCCAGACATCTGCAATAGTGTCACCAAAAGCGATGACCGAGGAACTCATCTCAAACCACTTCTCGCCAACCAATGTTGTTGGGTCAGTTAGGTCAGCAAAGAAAGACTCAATCTGTGGTGTTAGTTCTACCAGATAGTTAGAAAAAGACTCAAGCAAAGGTAGGACTGCTGTGCCAATAGCTTCACCAATCTCACCAAAGGCAATAGACATCTTTGTAGAGGCAGTTGCAGTAGCAGCAGCAGTGCCACCAACCCTTGCCTCAACACTTGACAAGATAAAGTCCTGTGCCTCAAGTTGCTTGCCAGAGTCAATAAGACTTTGAACAAATGCCTTTTGCTCATCGGTGAACTGAATACCAGCTCGTGAGAGTGCGTTGATGTTCTTGATTGGGTCTTGTAGTGCTCGGCCAAGCTTGACAGCGTTGGACTCGGCAGAGCCAAAGCCAGAGGCAGCTAGGTCAAAGGCAGCCTTTGTAGCTCTGTCAAAAGCACCCCCAGCAACATCGGCAGTTTCAGCCAGGTCTTTGAAGGTAAGCAACTTAGCCTGAGTTGACTTGATGACCTCATCGTCAACACCCAGCACAAACTTGTTTTGATCTGCATAGGCTTTTAGTCGGTCAGTGACGGCCCCTGTTTCCTTGCCAAAGATGCCCATTGAGCTGGCAATCTGGTCAAGCCTGTTGTTAGCAACCTGAGCTTCCTCAGCCATCTTTGCAAACCTGGTAGCAACAAGGGCTACAGCAGCGGCAGCAGCACCAGCTAGGGCAGCAACTCGCAACCCTGTCTTTATCGAGGCACCGAACTTCTGTACCTGAGTCTGTGCGTTCTTTAGGCCTTTGTTGTCAAATACTGTGACAATAGGAATCTTGATTGCCATTACTTAGTCCTCAATCTGACATTGACCTTTTCTGAATACCGGTTGATGATGCTGACAACAGCCCCCGACAGTGTTGCCTCTTTGCCCTCAATAGCTTTCCATACATAGCGTGATGGTAGCCCTACGAGCTTTGCTTGCATACCTTGAGCCTTGCGACTGCCCTTGCGTGGACCCTTACCAACTAAGTCAATGATCTGAAAACCAATGCCGTCTTTAGGTGGTGCAGTGTTGATTGTGACAATCGAGCGTTGGTTTACTCTGTCGAGCCTGACACTTGGCTTGAAGCTGGTTGAAACTTTAGCCCTCTTGTAGGCAGTCCGGCCATTGTGCATCATGCCCGACAAAGGTGAGATTGGGGGGATGTTTGACTTGATAGCAGACACAGCACTGATTAGACCAGGCTCGTTTTTGATGTCTTTTCTCATCTGCTTCAATAGCTCTGGGTCTAGCTTTTTCAGCTCTGTCAGAGTTTCTTTGACCCCAGTGGCCTTGATACTTTGCATGATTGCACCTCAAGCTCTATTCTACCCAAAAGAAAAACCCCCTTTTGGGGGGCTTATCTTTTTTTAGAACCTCTTGTTTGATTGCGAGCAATCAAGTAGCGGCTGATGGTCCAGAGCATCCGCTCATCAAGTTCTAACAACTCTCTGGGACTGATCCCAGTTTCAACTGCCAGAGTTGCTATCAGCCAATGAGCTGATTGGTCACCTAGACCCTTTATGCTTTTGGGTCATCGGCGGCGGAAACGGATTCGACTCCGTCAACCCACACCTCAAATGGTTCTGTTGTTGCCTTAGTGCGTGACTCACTAGCCCAAGCTAGGAAAAGCAGGTGAGTAATCTTGATGTCCTTTTCTAGGTTTGCAATGGAGATGTTGAAGTGTGATTCAAACTTCACCATGTCAGACGCTAGGCAGGTCACCTCTTTGGTTTCACCAGGCTTGTCGCTGTATTCAACTTGTAGGTTTATTTTCATCTTGTTAGCCTAACAGCCTAAGCTGCTGTCCCTCTAACGACTTCCCCTGTTACAGGCCAAGTCACAGATAGCGATGCGATGTCACCGATACTGCCAGCAAAAGGCTGGTACTGAGTGACTAGAGCGTCAAAGCGGTACTCAGGGTTTGTAGCTGAAACTGCTGTTGATAGAGGTGAGATTTTGACTGCAACTGTTGAACCCATCAGTGGGAACAATAGAGCGTCAACAGATCCTGCTGCGAAGTCCTGCATGAAGTCTAGGGATACAGATGCATCCTTTAGTCCACCAATGCGAGTGCGGTAGGTGCTGCCGAAAGCAGTTGTTTCTACCTCATCTGCAGTGATGTCTAGTGTCACTGAGTTGATTGAGCTAGATAGCACTGTTGTGCCAACTGTAATCTTGTAGTCTTGGGCGTAAAACTTTGCCATGTTATTTCTCCTAGTTTGCTATGACAGCGACTGTAAAGTCGGCTGCCAGGTATGTTGTGTCGCTAATGTTCAATGAACCAACTGAGCTCATTGTGACCACTCGGCAATCGTAGGCATTACCACCGAGCGTACTATCTGATTCTACTGCACTCTTGACACTTGAGGCCCCTGTGCTTATGTAGGCATCGAGCTTCCTTTGTGCCTCACGCTCGGCAGCTCTACCAACGATTACTGTGATGTTGAAGTTATACCTGGTGAGGCCTTTGTTGAAAGCTCCGTCATACTCAACTGAGCTCAGGGATACAACAGCTATGGGTGGGTTGGGTAGATCTGGGACCTCAGCGGCTGTGCGTAGTCCTGAGATGGTGGCAAGGTTGGTAGCAAGGGCTTGCCTGATTAGGCTAATGCTCATTAGCTAAAGTTTCTCATGATTCTGTAAGGCATCAGGAGCTGCTCAACATCTGGGTCAAGGTAGCGACCAACTCGGATGGCTCCTAGATCTCCAAAACCGGCAACACCTAAAGGGGAGTCTAAACGCTTGAAAAGTCTTGATGACTGAATCACACAGGCTTGCTTTACAGCAGTCGGTACAGATGACCAGCCCCAAGTGCCGGTAATTTTTACAAGTGCCTGGTAGTCAACTACTGGCCAAGTGTAGGTGTTGATAGCTCGGATGCCTGTGTATGGGGAATAGAGTCCATCAGCTCGGCTGTTGACAGGCTCAAGCTGGTAGTCAGTAGCAGTCCACTCGGTGTAGGTATCACCAATCTCATCGGTGGACTCAACCTTTGTGACTGTGATTGCATCGTCAATGATTAGGTTTAGGGCATCGGTAGCAGCAAAGTGCCTAACAGCCGTACCTGCGTTAGAGAAGCTTCTAGCTGTGAAGCCGTCAATAAGTCTTGAGGCAGACTCGATGGCTGTTTCTAGCAAGCTGTCATCAACATTGTCTGTGATTCTGAGTGAGGCTTTGACCTCGGCTAAAGTTGCGTACCCATTTGTGATTGCCATAGTGGTCCTATTCTATCCTCTAAAAAGGATACGCTCTTTGACTGCTGTTGAGCTTATGCCTTGAGTGTAGGGGATGTAGATCAAAGCAATCGCTCTGTCATCTAGCCAGTCTTGGTCAAAGCCCATCTGCTTGTAGTAATCACGCCTAGCCCAGTCTGTGCCAATAGCAATGATGTCTGGCATTACAGCCTCGATTGCCCAGCGACTATCTGAGCCACCTGAGTTTGGGATTACCTGGCTAACCGAGCGAGTTGACAGCAAGACCTCAGCCCTGTCAGCAAAGCTAATTACTGGGGGCTTGCCTTTGTATTCCTCAATAAACTCATCGGTGTTTAGGCTGACTGTGACCTCGCCTAGCTCTGCACACCTAGCTAGGAACCTAGCGTGTCCGGCGTGGTAGAGATCAAAGGTTCCACCTGTGTAAACAGTTAGTCCCATGAGTTTTCACGCCTTATCTTTAGGCTCCAGTTGCCCTCGCTGTAGTCGTTGTTGACTACCTTAGAGTCAAACAGGGCTTGGTTCTTTGAGTAAGTCTTTGAGTTCTTTTCTTGATACCCAGCCTTTAGGGTAGAGCTGTTGTCATGGTGGACAATGGCATCTATCCTTTGTATCGGCAAGCCAGCCTTTTCTATTCTGCGTTGATAGTCGTTGTCATCAAAATACAGGGGATACAGTCGCTCATCGTAGAGTCCGACTTGCTCAACAACCTTTTGGCCCAGCACAATGCAGGACCACTCAGGGCTGATGTGTGGGAAGCTCAAGCCATCGGGGTTTGCGTCTTGGGCAATAATCTCTAGTGCACCCTCGGCAAAGTGAGCGTCATCGTTTACTAGTAGCCAGTAGGGGGCGTGAGGCGTTGACTTGACAATTAGGTTCCAAGCACCGACTAGGCCTAAGCCAAAGGGCACTCTAATTAGCCAGAGATTTTTTACTTTGTCTGGCTGGCTAGGGTTCCAGCTTTGAGTGCCAGAGTTGTCAACGATTACTAAGTGCTCTACTGGGTAGTCAATCGAGGCAAGCAATCTCTCTGCTAGGTCAAACCTCTTTAGGGTTGCAAAGCCTAAGACTGGAATCACTTGAGTAGTTTCTTTAGCACCGGCATCCAGTTCTCTTGCCAGACCTTCTCATGGTCAAAGGCCGATGCAAACTCAATAGCCTTGTCTGACTTGCCCTTGCCACGCTTGTAGGCTTCCTCAAGAGCGGCAAAGATTTCTGGCACCGATGGGATTGTAAAGAATGAGTGCTGAGCAGGATCGTAGAGTGGCTGTCCACTGACAACCCAACCATCTCCGACTAGCTCAGGTGAGGCAGCAAAGTTGCTAACGATGACAGGCACACCACAAGCTTGAGCCTCAACTGTTGGCACTCCAAAGCCCTCACCATAACTTGTAGCAAGTAGCACATCCATCTGGCTGTAGATACCTGCAAGCGTTTCCTGGCTCATGCCGTAGCGGTAAGCAAGTGGATCGGGGAAGGCAAGGTTGTCAACAGGGATGCCCAGAAGCTGACCTAGTGCCATAAGGTTCCAGCCATGAGGTGAGCTGGCATCGGTGTGAATGTAAAGAATGGCATCTGGGTACTTTCGACAGAGCATTGCAAAAGCCATCATGTTCTCGCCAAAGGCTTTGCGGTGAATAATGCCAGAGGCTTTGTTGGCAGCGTTCATACCGACAATAAAGCGGTGATCCTCAAAGCCCATAAACTCTTGACCCGACATCTCGCCAATGTTGTCGGTTGGTTTGAATACCTTGGTGTCAATGCTGTGAGGGATGTAGTGGCCCTCAACTCCGACCTTGTTGATCTGCTCTAGTCCAAACTTAGACATGGCAAGGGGCGTGACATTGTCTTTTTTTAGCCACTGCAAAACAGCAGGTGGGACTGGGTTGTGGTCAATCGGGGTCCAGCTTGCAATCGGGATGCTGTCATAACTCTTAGAGTTCAAGACCCAAACATCGTAAAGGGTAATCATCAAGTCAGGCTGGTCAGCGTTGATTGCCTTCCAGTGCTTATGGTGAGCTGGGGCAACATCATTGCTGTAAGCCTCAGAGCCTCTGGCGTAGAGCGGTATCTCACCATGCTGGGTCTTGTAAGTTGAGTTGATGCCCTCATGTCCATAGTTGCTTAGAGCTGCAACATCAGCACCATCACGCTTGAGTAGATTGACAAGGGCTTCTGTGGCGATGCCATAACCGGTAGGCATCCCTGGCGAATTGCTTAGGACTGAAACTGTCCCTTTTAGTTTTTTCTTGCTCATGTAGGTTCACTCTCTGTTGTGGCAATCCTAGCAAAAGAAAGACCCCAAGCGAACCTACACGCTTGGGGTCTTTCAGCTTTTGAGCTAAGGGTTTAGCTTGCTCCACCCTTGAAGTACCCGATGTGGGTAGCGTGGGTTAGTCCACCATCAAGACGGATTAGGCCTCGGTAGGTGACAGTGTCGGTGTTGAAAGCAAAGTCAGATGACTGTGCAATCTGGATGCCACCTGCAACACGAACCTTGAATGATGGAAGGTGTCCGAACAATACTGACTTAGCAGCAGTTCCAACAGCAGCAACATTTGGGTTCTCGTACACTGGGTAGCCAAGCAAGGTTGCTGGCTGTCCTGGGACTGCAGAGTTGGTCCAGATGTAGTTTCCTGCACCATCCTTTAGCTTGCGAGCTGCTGCGATACCAGTCTTTGACATCATGAAACCAAGACCAGGTAGCACACGAGCACCATCTGCGATTCCGTAAACAAGGTCAATTAGGTTCTCGTATGAAGCTGCACCAGA